CCGCGCATGTAATAATTTTCAGGATGATAGGAGGTGATTCCGAAATGGCGAGACATGCGAAAGCCCCTTTCGCTTATGGTTGTGAAAAATTGTCTTGCAACTCGCTGCAATCGATTCCAATGTCGTCGTTTCGACACATCCCGGAATGGCCGACATGGGCATTGTTATGCATCTCGCGGATCACGCGCGATCCTCGTCGGCTGTCAGCGGATACAGATCAGGCCGAAGCTCATGGCGAGGTACGCCAGAGACGCTTTCGACCTTCAGAACGCGCAAAGGCGGAACTTCCTCCCACTGGGAGACCGCTTGCGGCGTCACACCGATCGCGCGTGCGAAGGCGGCCTGCCCCCCGGCTTTTTCGACTGCTCGCTTAAGTGCTTCTGTTCTATCGCTCATAGCGCGGCACTCAAGCATGGCTTTATACCAAAGTCAAGCGTTGCTTCATTGTTTCAATCAAGCAGGTCAATTCTCAAGGAAACCGACGAAGTAGCCTAGCCCCGGTTTTGGCCCGGTCATCTTTTTTTGGCCAATAGCTAAAGCAACGCTTGACAGACATATAAAGCCGTGCTTGAGTGCTTCTACCGCAACGGGAGCACGATATGTCATCCACCGAAATCACCGAAGAGATCGCCCGCAAGGTTCTGACCGTCGTCGACGCCGGTCTCGTCAATGGCGTCGGTAATCCGATTCCCGGCCAGATGTGCGTTGAAGCAGCAATCTGTTATGCACTCAACCTACCACATGGCGACGATCCGGCATGCGTCTCACGCGCGCTGCGCAATCTGAAAATCAACCTCAACGATCGCGCATGGTCATCGCCGAAAGCACGCGCGAAGGGTCTGCGTCGTTTGGCTCTCGCGCAGCTCGGCTCACGCGATCATCTCGATGACAAAGAATTTGCGCGACGAGTTGCAGAGCTTGCAATCCGCAAATGCGTTCCGGAAGCGCTGCGCGCGGCAGCATCAATCCACAAAGACCCGAAGCATGTTCAAGCGCTACGCGATGCCGCTAACAAGTGCGAGCACGAAGCGACAAGAGCGAATGCTCTTGAGGCAAAGAAGATCGCCGCCTACGCCGCCGCCGCCGCCTACGCCGCCGCCGACGCCGCCGCCGCCGCCTACGCCGCCGCCTACGCCGCCGCCTACGCCAACGCCGCCGCCTACGCCAACGCCGCCGCCTACGCCGCCGCCTACGCCGCCGACGCCGCCGCCGCCGCCGCCGCCGCCAACGCCGCCGCTCGCGATAAATCGCTCGCGGGCTTCGCCGAAGCAGTCGTTCAAATCCTTATTGAGATGAAGGCGCCGGGCTGCCAATGGCTCGCATTGACGGAGGTCGTGTGATGACCACCCCGAGAAAATGCACAGCAGTCGATATCAAGCTCGGTGAGCGGCTGCGCGATTTTCGCCAAAAGAACGGTTTGACCCAAGCCGACTTGGGCAGTGCAATCGGCGTCAGCTTCCAGCAAATTCAGAAATATGAAGCCGGCAAGAACCGGATTGCCGTCAGCACAATGCTGGCGATCGCGGATTGGCTTAGCGTTTCACCTGCCCGATTTTTGAAGGGCATCGCGTGATGGAAAATCGCCGCACTCACCATTTCCCGGAAAACGATTGCACCATCATTACTGGATTGTGCCCGAACGGAGAGTTCGGCGCCTACCGGTACGATGAAGACGAAGGCCACATTCGCGGATATGGCCACACCCGCTTCGCAGCAATCGCCGATCTCGTTGAATCCATCGGGCATGAAGAGCCGGAGGATTTTGATAGGCAGGCCGCGGCCTTCGATCGAGCCCATGACATCCGCAAACATTGGGAGGTGTGAATGGCCAAGACCTATGACCCAGCCTGTCATGGCCTCGCTGCGTTCTTCCTGCAGGACGAGCCGTGCGCCAAAGACCCTGCTCTCTTCAAGAAGCACGTTCACAGCCTCGCGCTTGAAATCCAACAGACGATTGAGGATTGGTTCTTCGATGAGCGCGCGGAGACCACCAATGCGCGCTGACAGCCAAACCCGCGCCAATGATCTCCTCGAAATCTGGCAGGCACAGCGTGCTCTTAAGCCTGAAGAGCGCCGGCTACCAAGCGAAGATGAAATGCGTGATCTAGAGATTATCCGGCAATGCCTTGAGAGGAAGATATGAGCAACGCAGTCGAGAAGATCGAACATCAGCAGGCTTTGGCGATCACGCCAATGGACATGCTCAATCGAGCAGTGTCGTCCGGCGCCGATCTCGACATGATCGAAAAGCTCATGAACCTGCAAGAGCGCTGGGAATCCGGAAACGCCCGCAAGGCGTTCGAGCAGGCGCTTTCCGCAGCGAAGGGAGAAATCCCTGTCATCATCCGCAATGCGACCGGCCACAATGACAAAAAATATGTGGACTTTGCTGCGATTGCCAAAGTGATTGATCCGATCTTGGCGCGGCATGGCCTTTCCTATCGGTTCAAGACCATCCAGACGGAGAAGGCTATTACGGTGACATGCGTGCTGTTCGGTCACGGCCATAGTGAGGAAACCGCGCTTACGGGCGGCGCCGACACCACAGGCAGCAAGAACGCCATCCAAGCGATCGGATCGACACTGACCTATCTGCAGCGCTACTCGCTGGTACAGATGCTCGGACTCGCTGCGGCGGCTGACGACGACGGGAAAGCCGCGGCTGGCGTCGAGAAGATTACGCAAAAGCAGACCGACGATCTCAATGACTTGCTTGAAGCCAACGGAAAGGATCGCAAGGCATTCTTGAAATGGGCAAAGGTCGATCGGGTGGAGGACATCCCGGCCGCGAATTACGAATCCTGCATCAGTGCCATTAACTACAAGGCACCCGCGAAATGATGCAAATCATCAATTGCGAGCAGGGATCGCCGGAATGGTTCTCTGCTCGTGCCGGCATCCCGACCGCGAGCGAGTTTCACACGGTCATGGCGATTGGGCCCAAGGGCGGCAAGAGCGCAACACGCGTCGACTACCTAAACAAGCTTGCCGGTGAGATCCTCACAGGGGAGCCTATGGCGACCTATACCAACGGCGATATGGAGCGAGGCAAGCTCATGGAGGATGAGGCACGCGACCTCTACGCCTTCATGAATGGCTTGGAACCAGAGCGTGCTGGTTTCATCAGGAACGGCGACAAGGGAGCGAGCCCGGATAGCCTGATCGGCAATAGCGGCGGCCTTGAGATCAAGTCCGCAGCCGCTCACGTCCAGATCAAGCGCATATTGGCAGACGAGCTACCATCCGAGCACAAGGCCCAGGTGCAAGGCGGCATATGGGTCTGCGAACGTGATTGGTGGGACTTCATCAGCTATTGTCCGAAGCTGCCACTATTCATCAAGCGCGTCTATCGGGACGAAGAATACATCAAGTCTATCTCTCTCGCCGTCGATCTGTTCAATTCGGAGCTACAGCAAACGGTAGACTACATCCGCCGCTACGGAGCGAGGGAAGCAGCATGAGCAAGGCTCTCGCCATCCGCGCCGCATTCGCAGATATGAAGATCGTCAAGACGCGACAGATCGTACAACTCATCCTTGAGCTTCCGCTGGCTGATTTTGATGCAGCGTATGAGGTACTTGGAGGTCTCCCAAATCCAGCGAATGAGCGCTGGTTTGCCATCGCAGCAATAAAGGAGGTGATGCCCAATCCCCCATCCAAACCCTCAGTTGATGCGCGGCCCGAGCCGAAACAGGACACACCGGCTCGGGCCAAGCCTCGGCGAGACTGGCGCGATCTGCCGCCATCACAGCAAGCCGGGATCAGGTGTGAAGAACCTGCATTCAGGGAATTTCTGGCCTCCGAAAGGACATACGACTGGTTTGAAGTTGGAACGGCAGAACCTGTTGCTGATTGCGTCCGTTTAATTTGCGGCGTGGAATCGCGCTCCGAACTTAACACCAACCAGAAGGCCCGCGTCATCTGGCATCAGTTGGACGATCAATACGAAGCTTGGATGAGGATCGGCGCATGAACATGCGAGGTGAGAAACGCACCGAGTTTCCGCAAGCCATCAAGAAGGCTGCCTTCGCCCGCGCCTGCAAGCCTGACGGGATTCCGAAGTGCGAGGCGCCAGGCTGCGGCAAGGTGATCCGCGCCGGCCATCTGATCTTCGAGCATCTGACGCCTGATGGGCTCGGTGGAGAACCTACGATTGCGAACTGCGGCGCATGGTGTGACGTTTGCGCCGACAAGAAGACATTCACAGAGGACAATCCGCGCATGGCCAAGGCCGATCGGGTGCTTAAGGCAACGTTCGGGATGAAGCGCAAGGGTCGGCCAATGCTGGGATCGAAGGCAAGCGGATTCAAGCGGAAAATGTCTGGCGTAGTCGTCAGGTGTGGGTTTTCACGGTGATTGGGAAATAGGGTAAGTTCATGCCTTCAGGCGATTACAAAAAGGGCAAAGGCAAGGGAATTTTGTTCCTGCGCGCCCACATCGATTTCGATGGACCGGATTGCCTGATCTGGCCTTTCGGGAAGGATCAGGATGGCTACGGCCGTTTCGGGTTCAACGGAGAGCATTTCAAATCTCATCGTTGGATGTGTGAAGCGGTCAAAGGCCCTCCTCCGTCTGCCGCGCATTATGCGGCCCACGATTGTGGGAACGGTCATCTCGGCTGCGTTCATCCGAAGCATTTGGATTGGAAAACGCATGCTGAGAATACGGCCGACATGGTTCGCCATGGCACAACGCGAAGCGAAAAGGGCGGCAACAGGAGCAAGCGTAAACTTGATCGCGATCAAGTGGCCTACATACGTGCCGCTAAAGGCGAGAAGACTGCAGCGGAGCTGAGCAAGATTTTCGGAATTTCATATCGTCAGGTCACCAAGATCCAGCAGGGCATAAGCTGGAGCACAGATTGCCGACAGGAGCGTGTTTTTTCCGCTGATGAAATCCGGCAGATCAGAAACCAGCGCGGAATAAAGACACAGATCGAATTGGCAAAGGAATACGGCGTAGGCAATGCCGTGATCAATAAGATCCAAAATGGTAGAACCTATGCTCACGTTCATCTTACGCCGTCACCGAAAGGTTGAGAAATGATTATTAACGCGCTCACTTTGATCGGCGCCATCACGACAGGGATCTACATGTTCCGCGCTGCACATTGGCTTTGGAAAAACCGTAAGCACATGACGATGCGGTTCTGGCTACTCCCTCTGGGGATGTCATGAGCCGGGAAGAGATCGAAGCCATCTTCGCGGAATGCGCCGATATCGCGAACGCGCATGTGGGGCAGTGTATCCCTGCCCGAATGACCGGTGAGCATTGCGGCTGCTATGATGCCGCCTGCCGCGACATCGCCGAGGCCATCAGGACGCGGGCCTCGAACCGCAAGACGATGGATGCGATTGCCGATGCAGATCTATCGAATGATTTGCGCTGGCGGGCGATCGATACAGCGCCACACGAGACCTATGTTCTTCTAGGATGGTGGGACGACGGGTCGTGGAATAGCTCTACGGGATTTGCCTCCCATGGATGGAGGCGCGGCGCCTTCAGCACAATGTCGATGCACGGACAGGCATCCCATTGGATGCCGCTGCCAGCACCGCCAGCTTTATTGAAGCCTTAAGGAAACAGGAGAGACGACAATGCACAGCACATTCAAGACGGTCGAGACCAAGGCCGATCCGTTCTCGCTGGATAGCCTGATTGCGTGGGCAGAAAAGCAACCGCCGCAGAAGGAATATGCTTTCTGGTGCGATCGCTGTTACCTCGGACAATATTTCGAGGCACATGGGCTTCAGATTCAAATGATTGGGGTCGGTACGGTTACCTTCAAGAACCACCAGATCCAAAATCTCCCGCCGCACTTCAACGATATAGCGATGACGAAGCCGCACACCTTCGGCGCCGCCCTCAAGCGCGCTCGGGCCGTGAAGCCTTAAGGAGAACGACGTGAGCGATTTAGGAAAAGCACTCGATCGCGCCTCGGACGACAATCAGTTGCTCCGCGATGAGATCGAGCGGCTTCGCGCCAGAGAAAATAATCGCGATGAGCTTATACTTACGCTCATTGGAGAACGGGACGACATCCGCGCCAAGCTTGCCGAGTCTAACTCCAAGCTTGCCGCCTTGAGCCTTTGCGAGCCGGGGTTTCTCGACCGAAAGCTGCGTGAACTGGACACGGTAAAAGCCCAGTTTGCGAGCACCAGGAAGGATGTGATCGAGGAATGCTTGGGCAAGGCACTTGATCAGCGTTGCCAGCGCGGCACTCCTTGGGATCTGGCGGTTACCACCATCGCCGATGAAATCCGCAAGCTGCTTCCTTTAACTGACGAGAACGGAAACTCGAAATGACCTTCCAGCTTTCAACGATTGACAGGCTCCAGGGTATCCATTCCGCGCTTGATGATGCGCTTGGCGATACAGACGTCACTCACATTGAGGACGACGAAGAACTACGCGACCGTCATCCAATCCAATGGGCTGCTCAAAAGCTCGCGGAGGTAATTTCAGAGTTGTCTTCTGCTTACCGCGAGGGCGAGTGATGAAACTCACGGAAGCGGCGCGGAATCTGCAACCCGGCGAGCGCCTTTGCAAGCGTTGCTCTGGAAGCGGGTTTTGGATCGACAAAGACCGGCTTTGCTTCCGCTGCTACGGCACGGGGATAGAAGCGTTAAAGACCGCTTCAGGCACATCCAATGACTGATCAGCACGAAGGCCCAAAGGCAGCTTGGATTCGGCGCCACGTCAATTACCAGGACGTGGAATGTCTGATCTTCCCATTCCCGCTCCACAAGGACGGCTACGGAACGCTGGGCCTCGACTACAAGGTGATCTATGCCCATCGCTTCATGTGCCATCTTGTGCATGGTGAACCGCCGACGGATCAGCACCAAGCCGCCCATTCATGCAATCGGGGCAATGACGGCTGCGTGAATCCTCAGCATCTTTCGTGGAAGACGCCCGGCGAGAACCACAAGGAGGCCGTCTGGCACCCCAAGATCAAGGTTGGCGTTGAGGCTGCCAAGGCAATCCGCGACATGAAGGGTGTCGAGGATGTGAGCGTTACGGCTGCGCGGCATGACATCGCCGAGATCACCGTGCGCCAGATCCAAGCAGGCCGCATGTGGACTGGGAAGGGACGCGCGGCCCGGCTATTCACTGATGCCCAAGTGCAGCGCATTCGAAGCCTGAAGGGCGTTCGCGGCAAAGTCCAGGAATTATCCGTCGAGTTTGACTGCTCGGATCACATCATTTGGAAGATCATGAACCGGAAAACTTGGGCGCATGTGCCCGAGGTTTCGCTAACGAGTTGAAAAAGCATGCCTTGCCTGCTCTGTAACCGACCGCTCGGCGAACACTCGTTCAACACGAGAGACATCTGCAATTTCTACCTGGAGAGCGATGATGACCTTGGGCGAACTGATAGCGGCTCGACGAAAGGAGCGGGGCTGGAGTCTTCGCAAGCTGGAAGTCCTGAGCAAGGTATCAAACGCTCTGATCTCTCAGATTGAGACCGGTCGCGTCAAAGACCCTGGTTTCACGACGGCGGTAAAGCTGTGCGATGCGCTCAGCATCAATCCGATCCGCGCCTTTGGCGCCGGTCGCGATCCGATCCACCCGCGCGATGTATTGAAGGTTGCGACGAAACGGCTCTAACCACTGGTTAAAGGAAGCAGACATGACGCTAGGCAATATCATCGAAGGAATGCAGATCGTCGCGCGGCACGCAAAGTCGGATGCATACAGCGTCACCGCCGAACACGACCAAATTTGGTGCGGCGGTTACGACTTGCCGCTGACCGATGAAGAAAAGAAGCGCATGGAGGAGATGGGCTGGTTTGAAGCCGACGGCTCCTGGTCGGCGTTTGTCTGAACCATCGGATAGGAGAAACCATGAATGAACCTCCGAAGATTCCGACTGACATCTCCAACTCTGGAAAAGAGATATGGGATTGGGCGGCCAATCTTTCAGCGTACCGGCACCGACAGGACAAGATTCGTGATTTGCAATCGGACATCCGCACGATCGGCAGCGAGTGCGGCGATTGCGATAAGTGGATGAAAAGCGGCCAGTGCCCCCGTGAGCGCAACGTCAACGGGAGAAATGTAGGGCCAAGCTGTTCCAGGCCTATCTGCTCGCAATTCGTCGAAGGGCGACAAGCGACGAAGCGGCGGCAAGAGCGGATTGCCGAACTTGAAACTCTCACACCCCTAACCTCGGGACAAGGCAAATGACGACATCACTTTACGACCGTCTGTCTCCACTCCAACGGCAGCGCGTCGATAGTGAAGCTGCGAAAACGCTTCGTGAGGTCTTCGAGGCCGCCCATGACGCTGTAGGTTGGTGTGGGGATGTCATGGACGAATGTTGGGGTGCATGACTTCCGATTATGCGTGAGGCAATGGCGAGGATAACGATCCTCGCTCCACGCGAACCGCACTAACGAACTGATAAAGCATGTCCCAGCTCGGAGCCATCACGCCGGAAGACCTCGCAGCCCAGTTGAATTGGGGTGTGAAACGTCTGCGGCGGCTCGCAAAAGAGCTTGGCGCATGCCGGATTTTGGGTAACCGTATGGCGTTGATGCCGGACGATGTCGACAAGATCCTGGAGGCGACCCGATGCCACTCAAACTCTACAAACGGTTCAAGCGCGACGGCGGCTTTATACTCCACTACAGGGGCACAGTTGCCGGACACAAATGCCGCGGCTCTACTGGCACGGCTGACAAAAAAATCGCAGCGCGAATTGTCTCCGAGATCGAAAACCGCCAGCACAAACGTCATCTTGATGGGCCGCAAGAAGTCCTGACATTTCCCCAGGCCGTCGACCTCTACATGAAGGCCGACAAGGTCACGAGCAAGCGGACGGAACTCTACATCAAACGACTGCTCGTCCATTGGGGCGACAAGTTGGTGAAGGAAATGAAGGCCGGCATGATCAAACAATCGGCGATCGACATTCACCCGAGCGATTCCGGCGCGACCCGCAACCGCCAGGTCATCACGCCGACTCGCGCGATCATCAACCATTGCGCCGACCTCGAGCTGTGCCAGCCGATCCGCATCAAGAATTTCAAGTTCGACCGAAAGATCAAGAAGCCGATCCTTGTGAACTGGCTGGATACCTTCTGCGCGCATGCCGATCCGAAGATGGCCGCGCTCGCCCTGTTCATGTTCTCGACCGGGTGCCGGATTTCCGAGGCCCGCCGGTTGGAGTGGTCCGACATCGATTTTCAGGATCGCGTGGTGCTGATCCGCAAGACCAAGAACCGGCGCCAGAGACTGCCCCATATGCCCGCCCGGCTGCTCGTGGCGCTGGCAAACCTGCCTCGGGATGTCCAGCCCTTCGGCCGGTCGGAGATGACCGTAAGGCTCGCGTGGGACGCTGTGATAGCCAAGGCAGCGGAGACGGTCCCAGGCTTCCCGCGGCTGACGTTCCATAGCTGCCGCCACGGCTTCGCCACTGGCCTCCTGCGCCGCAGGGTGGACGTGACGACGGTCGCCTACCTTGGGGGATGGAAGACGCCGGCTCAGGTGCTCAAGACCTACGGTCACGCGCTGAAGGACATCACGCTAACCGACGTGCTGATTGGCGAAGAATTGACACGCGATACCACCAAGATTGCAGAAGTCCTGCTAAAATAGGCACAACTTTAACTAGCCCGTTTCCCTTCAGAGGGTCCGGTCTAAACTAGAACAAGCGCAAATTACTCTTTAGATCAAAGGCCAACGCCATGAGCGAGACAGCCAAACCAGAACAAACCGCCGTGAACGACTCGGGAACGAGATTGCGCTCTGACACCTCAGTGACACGCGGCCGTTCTGGTCCCGTTCGCTCAATCGCAGAGCGGATGTTTGATGGTTTTTTCGCCGAGTCCGAACTTGGCGAGGAACTCGTAATCGAATACGAGCGCATAGGGTTCGATCATTACGACAATTCGCTGGAGCTATATGGTGTTCCCGATGACGCGCGGCTCTCCATCGATGAGCAAAAGGTGATCCACGCAGCAGGATTTTCCAAATGTTATGTCAACCATGTTGACAAATGGGAGACCCACTACGGTTTCCACGACAAGGAGTTCAAGCCAGCCAAGGGCTGGCGCGTGAGCTACCCTCACAAGCGAGGTGACGAAACAGGTGGGATCTTGGTCGAAGAGATTTGCCCGAGCTGGCCGAAAGATTGGTTTGAGACCGGCTATTGCCGAGTAGTTCCCTAACGCCCTGTCTCCGAACAGACGAGCAAAATCAATGGCCTCGGCAGTTAATGAGACGATGGGAAAACGCAGGAGACGGTATGGCGAAGATCAAGCAGACGGCTTTCGCAGCGGTCAACACGGCAGCAAAGCCGCATCATATTTCATTTTGGACGATCAGCGGAACTCCAGCAAGCGTTCGGCTGAAAGTCGGAAAAGGATGGAATCCTGACAACCCCAAGGATGGATGGATAACCGCCAAAATCGACGGCATGCGTGTTGTCAAAGTCACAATGGTTGCCGATCTCTAACGGTGGAAGAACGCAGGAGACGGTATGGCACGGTTTAATATGACTGCCGAAGAAGACTTCGCCCTTGAGGAGAGAATTGCCAAGGCAATCAGCGATGAATGCGCGCGAATTTTTCGTGAAGCCAATAATTTTCCCAATGTGCATCGCCTAGCTCGCGTTGCGATTGAGGAAATGAAGAAGCTCGATCGCGAATGAACGCCCGAAGCCGCGTAGCGCTTCAGATGTCAGGAGAGACGAATGGACGACCACGCACATAAGGCTATAGCTGTCGCTGACAAGATCGTGGTGAAGGCCGAGGACGCTCTCGCCGGCCTTGAGCGGGAAATGGTCGTCATGAACTGGCCGGGAGAGTTCCGGGCCATCCTGTGGGAGACCATCGCGGACATAGCCATGCGCCGCGCACTGGCAGCTAAGAGCTAACGGCAAGTTAAGGAACATCAGATGACACACGAAAAATCCCCATCCGATTCAGTCATCACTCTCATTTTCTGTACGCCAAACGATAGACACGAGGGTCCGTGCGACATGTCCGGATGGGTGGATATTGTGGAACCAACCACAAATCGAATCACGGGAGGATCGGCCGTATGCACAAAATGCGGCATGATGGCGCTGAACAGGTCAATTTGGGATTGAGCTTTAACCCGCGCCTTCAAAGCGCACAGGAGAGACTAATGGGAATTACTTACGGCGACCACCTGATCGATAGCGGCCACCACGAGATTACTCCAGAGCAGGAGCGGGAGCTTGAGGCCAGAGAAGAATGCAAGCGCAGGGGACTAGACCCTGATGACGACGCGGCTGATGGTGTTCTTGTCTGGATGGTGGTTGATCAGGAGCTTCGGCAGAAGGAGCCGCCCCAAGAAATCCGGGAGTTCAAAACTCTATCCGGAAAGGATCGCACCATGCAAATGCGGCCGGGCAGCTTTCCTGACTACCGTTAACGCGTCGTCAGGGGAAACTATGAGCGATTCTGGAGCCTACCGATTTGCCCCGTGTCCGTTCTGCGGGTCCGAGATCAAGCATGTGGAAAGCTGGGCAAAATCGTTTAATCCACCTCGGCTTTGGCATGAGTGGCACCATGTTGAAGAAGGCAACAATTGCTGGATCGTTCATCACCGCGGCACGATCGTCGTCGGCAGCGCTACGGACGAGGGCGCATCGCAGAGAGCCGCCATCATGCGGTGGAACAGGCGACCGCTTTAATAGACAGGAACTGAAAACATGAATTGGATCGAAACAACTGGCACCATCTGCATTGTCTCTTGGTGGGCACTCTTCATTTACGGGTGGCGTCATCAGGATCGACCATTCTGGAGAGAGTTCTGCAATCCTTTCTGTCTAGATAACAAACGCAAATGACCAGAGACATCAAAAAGAACTCATATTCATCCGATGAGATGCGCGTCGCCGAATTCTTTTACGATCGCGGCCTCGGTGGCGGGGATGATCCAATCGGCTTTCTACTGGCCAGCTACGCTTATTTGGTCGCAGAACGAAATGAACTTAGAAGTCGCATTTCTCAGCAGTTAAAGGAAGCCAAATGAACGACGTAACGGAACTACTGCGTAAGCAGGCATTCGCCCTATCCTGCCACGAGCAATTCCGACTCGCCACATTCATCGCTGAAAACGTTGGCTACACTCTCGTTCCTGAGCCGGCTATCGATACTGGCCCGACGATCGATGATAGGGTCAAGAACCTCGAAGTCCGCATGGCGCATCTCATGCCCGACAGATCAGACGACGTTTAGCCATATCATCACATCAGAGATCAGAGAGAACGACATGGGCGCGAAAGAGCTGATCTTAGATGGTGGCGATACGCTCGACGGCGTTGCCAGAAAGCTGCGTCTCAACGATACCCCTGACGGGAAATGTGTGAATATCCGCACACCCTCCGGAACGATCGCTGTTCTCGACCGGCAGCAAATGCACATGTTGGTGCTTTATCTGCAAGAGCGCTTGGAAAGGTAATCAGACATGGAACCGAAATATTTTGGGGTCACGACGTACCGCGCCTGCTGGTGGCTGCATTTCGGAAAGTATGTCGTCCGCGTCGGCAAGCTGTGGGGTCATCCCTATCATTACGCACACAAGCCGTACATCTCGGCTTTCCGCTGTTGGCGGTAACGATGACAGAACGTGAGATAAAGACTGGAACGGAAATCATCGCACGGGAAATCGCGACGTTGCATGGATCTGCCATGGTAGCTGGGAGCCAGACAATTGCCGCACGGCACGGTTACGGTTCGTGGGGACATTCGCCAGAGAAATACGCCGATAGGCATTGGCGGGAATACATAGGTGCCGCCGATGTGATGCTTGCCAGGATTCACGGCCTTCACCCTAACGGTGAGCAAAGGAACGCATGAATCTTTCGGAAACCGCTTAGGTGCGGTCATCACCACCTCGGACTATAACGGGATTAAGTTGCCCGCTCTGGTCACCGGATCCTGACTGTCGAGGAAAAAGATGTCAGGTTGTGGGGTTGCGCCCCACCCGAAAGACTTACTTTAATAAGCTAAACAAGGAGTTTACATGATTAGTCGTATGGTTTGGTTTGCCATCTTAGTTACCATACCCCTCGGGGTGTTCATCATGATAGTCGATCGCGGCGTCGTTGCGATTAAAGCGGATATCGCGGATTCAGCAGAGCGATAAGGCCAAATCCGACGATCACAACGAATAGGATGAGCATCGACGCTCCTCCATTCGATCTGCTATCCATCCCGCTCCGACCCACAGCGCGTAGAGCGGCGATAGCAGGATAGCCGCTACGATCATCAGCCAGCGCGCAACGTTCACCATGGCCAATGCTCCGCGATCGAATGTCCGGTCGAGATAATCAGGCCGAACAGGAATATCGAAAACAGCATGATATTGAAATTCTGCCTCATCGGCACTGCTCTATCTCATACCCGTTTGTGGCTTGCTTCAGGCAGCGCTCATGATCTTCGACGTATGTTCCTCTTGACTCAATCACCATCCCAACAATGACGATGAGAGCTAATGCACCAACGAGAGCAACAATTCCCTCAATCGCATGCAAAATAACATTTCTGACGGCCTGCCATGGATCGTCCATATATCGTCCTTTCAGAGAATAGTTCTGCGCCACCATGAGGATCTCACTGGAGAATAGCTAGTTCCATTGTGAGGAGGTTGTGGCGCTCGGTCACGTAGCGAGATGACGTTGACCACCAGTATCCATGCGCCACCGATTATGAACCCGGAAGCCACCAGCGCAACAGCCGGATTCACAATCCAGTATTCACGGAAACCTACTGTCAGGCCGATAAAAATAGCGTCGGCAAAGAATGCCCGTTTGCGATTCCTGATGACCTTTGGTTTGTCGGTTCTATTGAGGTGAAAGTCATCCATAGCCAGATACAGGACATAGAGCAGAAGGCATGCTCCAGACATGGCGATGAACGAGTAAAAGAATATGGACGCTTGGAGTAGGTTATTCATTCTTTGTCTTTCCGAGCAGATCCAACTTGCTGAAAGCCAGTTCGATGAGAACGAACCAATGCTTTCCGGTTGCGCCAACTCCCGTCGCGATCACCTCAAGCGGAAACATGGTCAGTATCTTAAACAAATGAGGAGCGAGAAGGTTCGCCATCGTCATTCCTGTCACCAAATAGCGTATGGCGTACTTGGCTGAGACCTTTTCCTCTGTGTTTGCAAGATGCAGAGCCGCGCCAACAAATCCGAATGCGATGCATGAGAGGTAAATGTGCTCGAAAACTTCATCAAGCATTCGCCCCACCGTTGGCCATAGCTTCCAAAGTGCTTGTGAGCCAATAGAGGTCACGGGGAGTGAGCCGGCCGGCTGGAACCTCCTTGTTCTCGGGGAGCCACTTACAGGCTAGAAGCCCAGTCGCGATGAACTGCGTGCATTCCCAGGCGCCGGGTTCATGCCAGTTACGGCTGGCGAATGGTCCCCAAAAATAGACGACTGCGATGGGATCGTAGGGCTCGTGGAGATGGCTGCGCAGGAACGCGATGAAGGTGGCGGCCTGTTCTTTGGTGGCCTTCAGACGGACGAATAGTTCGCGCCTGAATCCTGCATCATAACCGGGCTTGAACTCTTGCACGCCACCGAGGAGGTGCGCACCGATATAGGTTCCGTCGTCGGTTTTCGCATCGACATGCGAAAGCTCGGAGCCGTATTGGGCAACGCCGATCAGCTTCGTAAAGACGCCCTTTTCCTGTTCCACAAACCGAAGCGTGATGAACGTAGTCAAAATATTAACTCAAATAGAAATAGACTGTTTTCAACCATCTTCGGAGTCCTAGCTCTGTGGTGGCCAGACCTGACCTAACCGTTTCGACCGGTTGGGTTGGGTCGCCTTTTCAATGCTTCGTCAATTGAATTAGAAAAGTAGATGCTATAGCAGCTCCCACCAAGCCAGCGGCCGCGCCCCATGCGCCCGCCTGCACTTTCAGCATCGCGATCTCAACCCGCATCTTTGCGATCGTCTCGTCGCGAAGGTTCGTAATGACCTCCATCTTGGCGTTCATCGCCACCATACCACGATCAATGCGCTCCAGTTCCGCAAGGATCAATCTGCGATATTCCGCCCACGAACGCTCGTCAGGTTCATCATGTGGCATTGGGGCGTCTCTTCCTTATCGTCGCCACCGTATATGCTCCTTGGGTCGCGATGATCGGACTCAGACTGATTTCGACATCAAACTCCCGGCCGGTCTTATGGCGTCCTTGAAGGATCAGCCCGACGCCCATGTCGCGCCGTCTTGGGTCTTCCTCGAAAGTCTCGCGATGCGCTTGATGTATCGGGCGATTGCGATCAGGAACCAGCATTTCAACCTGCTGATCATACAGCTCAGCTCTTGGATAACCGAACATCAGTTCCATATGCTTGTTCACGAGCTTGATCGAACCCGTACTGTCAACCACCATGACGGCATCGGGGTAACCTTCCTCGAACAAACGGATGGCGAAATCTGGATCGATCAGAGATTCCCCTAGCTGACGAAGCTTTTCGATATTTTCATTCATATATTGTGGGCTCACTTCCCGATCCGCCAATGGATGCCGTATTTGATCGCACATGCCTTCGCGAGCCAGACCTTCGAAACCGGCGTGGCTGCTACGATAGGACCGGGTACCTCATAGATACGGGTTCGATCTAGGTTGGCAATATCTATGCCGGGAAACAGCGTGGCGAGAAAGACAGCGCAACTCACCGCCTGATGATCCGGGCAACGTTCTCGAACCCGCGCTTCACAAAATAGAACGAGATGACGAGATTGGCTGCCCATAATGCCCAGCCACCGAGTGGGTCCGTGGTGCCGAGGCCGAACACCTTATCGAAGATAAGAAGTTTGCTATAGTAGATCAGCGTCACATAGGCGAACAGCTTCTCGACCTCCCACGGGTGGCCTATCTCCGCGATCTTCAATTGAGATTCTGCGAGGATTTCAGCTTGCTGGGCTCCGATCTCCTTTCCGGCCAAGGTCGCAGCCGTTTGATTGTCGGTCGTGGTCGCCGTGAGATGCGCCTGATAGGCTCCCACGAGCGCCTTGGCTACCGGGCCAC